CTCCAGGATTATCTAAAAATAGATTAACAGTTTCAGCAAAATATATCGGGCTTGATGAATTGAATAGTAAAGGGGTATCGGTAACGGTTACATCATGAAAGATAAAAATGACGTGTGACTATTGCGAGTCAGAATTTAAAAATAATGACGAATCGTTTCAAGAAATCTCATGGAAAAAACCAGTATCAAGCATGTAGTATAATTTAATTGGAGGAAAACAATGGCATACAATACAGAAGTTTTATTTAACAAGGCATGTGACTATATAGAAAAGGATAAAGACGTTCTATTTGTGACGGAGGTAATTACTCACCTAATGATATCAGAACGCACTTTTTACGATCATTTCCCGATTGACTCACAAAAACTACAATATATAAAAACATTAATCGATAAAAACAAACAGGCAACCAAACAGTATTTGAGAAAAACGTTCAAATCTAAGTTTGCGTCATCGGCTGAAAGAATATTTTTATATAAACTATCGGCATCATCGGAAGAGAAAAAACAGATATATGAAACAAGTGCCCCACAGTCAATTGAACCAATTAAACACAATATCACATTGAACTTAAATGATGAAAAATATAAAAATAAAGATAAAAAAGATAGAAAGAAAGAGGGAAGTTATGAATGATAGTATGTATTGGCATCTTCGGAGTTTAACTATTGATAAAGAAATGGATATCGAAAGGGATAGATTGATGCATAAGAGTTACTTGGAAGTTATAAAAGAAAGTCAAAAAAAGAAAGTAAAGAAAGATGGAAAAGATGAATGAAATAAGCATTATATATGATTTGTATTGGTTTTTTAAAATTATAGTATTGAGCCTATTAATATCGTGTGTGGTTATCGGAAATATTTTAATGGCGTTTAGGATATCATTTTTCTTTAAATCATATAGGGATCCCATCAATGCGTTAAAACGAGAACATAGCATAGAAAGTGTACTTAAAAACCAAGAGGAATACGATAAGATTCATAAAGCATAATGGACGCAAGCCTTAACTATAACCAGTCAATAATATTTAATGCAATATTCAATTCAGATATGAGTATGAAATTGTCATGCCCGTTTGAGTTGGCATATTGGGGTGGGTTTGGTTCGGGTAAAAGTTTTATAACTATGTTAATTGCATATCATTTGTGCGTTAAATACCCCGGAGCTGAAATACTATTCACTAGATATTCCTACCGTCAATTAATGGATTCCTGCGAAACTCAGTTTCTCGCATTATTCCCACCGCATTTATACGGTTATGACTATAAGAAAAGTGATCATGAATTGCATTTTATTAATGGAAGTAAAATATTATACAGGGCTTTTGATGACCCTAAAAAAGTATTATCTAATAGCTATGATGGCGTTGTAATGTGTCAAGCCGAGGAATTGAGCGAAAAGCATTTTAGCGAAGTACTAGGAAGATTAAGGGGCACTAAACTACCTAAAAGGTTTGTGTTCACTGAAGGCAACCCAAGGCGTGGTTGGTGTAAAAAGCGTTATCATGACAACGAGCCCCCAAAAGATTGTTTGTATATTAGAGCAACCACTTATTCTAATAGCGAGAATTTACCAGATGGGTATATTGAGCGTATGGAAGAAAACTACCCACCTAGCTATATTAAGCAATATCTTGAAGGTTCATGGGACGCAACAAGAACCAACGTATATGACCAGTTTAAAGAACATCACAAAATCCCAAGGCAACCATTACAAGAAAATTGGCATATTATCATTGGTTTAGATCATGGTACACGTGTTGATACCAGTATTGTGTTTATGGCTAAAACTGAGCATGGCCAGATATTTATATTTGACGAGTGGCACAAGTCACACCCGACGATTGATGAAATTGTTCTTGCTTGTAATCGATATGGCTACGGTAAGCCTATTATTGCCGATTATAGCATGAAAGTCGCTGATAGAGATTACGGTTCATGGTGGAAAGATTTACAGGCTAAAGGGTTGAATTTGATAGAGTGCGTAAAAAACAAAAGTGGGAATATCCTATTGATCAATGAATTGTTTTATAAGAACAAATTGTATGTATTTAATGACCTAGGTTATGTAATTACACAGCATGAAGAATATTCCTATAAAGACACTGAATTTGATGATTCAGACAAGTTTGAAGTGATTAAAAAAAATGATCACTCAGTCGATGCCGTTCAGTATGGGGTTCGGTATTTGAATGGTGTTGATGTTTCTTCGCCTGCCGATAGATTTAAAACAGATACTAAAAAGCCTACACTGCACGATTATGTAACAGGTAGAGCGTGAAAGGAATAAAGAAAAATGCCATGCTATTACCCACAAGATAAATCAATTACCATGAAAGATAAGTTTGAAAGTTACATGTTTAAGCTATTGTCACACTTTAATAAGGAAGTAAAAGAATATCACGCCAACCAAAGTGCAATAATAGTTAATTGTTTAAATATCCTGAATTATATTGCTTACGTTCAGGCATCATGCCCAGTAATCGAAATGAGTAACGAATCTGAAATGCGATATAACAAATACAGAAATCACATAGTCAAAGATTTAATTGAAAAATCACAAACTGCACCACAAAAGGTTTATAATTCTATAGCGTCAAATGCTGATTTGTTAACTGATTATTTGTGTGAATTATTGCGTCGCATGGATAAAAAACAATTAAATAAAGTACTGAAAAAACACAAAGGTATAAGTCTATGGTGGGAACAACACCAAAAAGAAGACAAAGAAAGGAATAAATAAATGGAAAATCAAAATATAGAAATGGCAATGGGTATACTCAGATCGGAAATGCATAAGATGCTAACCGACATCAGTAAATCGATTGATTCAAGAATTAAAACAATGGTTAAGTCTAGCATGCAAGAATCAGCACAATTCCATTTTGACGGTAAGTTAAAAGTGCTAGAAAAGATGACCACAGACAAGCCGTTAACTAATGAGCAATTAACCAGATTATACAAGGACATCATGGCATCGTTAGAAGATTTAAAACACAATGCTAATGGCTATGCCCTATATGATCAAATGCAACAATTGTCAGCAATGATACAAACTAACCAGACGCAGGTTAGGGAACTCAGTAATAACGTTCAAAAGATTATTGACGATAGTTATATAAAAAGCAATATTACACCTCAGGAATTGCAAGCACTATGGAAGAAATCAGAATGTACACCTGATTTGATTGCTAAGAAATTTAATGTTAGTCAATCAATGGTATACAAGATTTTAAATTGTGAAGATAGCAACCTAAAACGCCGTAATGAAATTAGATTGTTCATGGAAGATTTAATTACCAAAAATGCCACTGTATAGTTTTAAATGTAAAAATTGCGAGCGTGTAGATGATGTTTATTTTTCAATACACGAACCAAAAGTTAGTAAATGCAGATCGTGTAAGAGTGATGAAACATTCCAGTATTTTGGTAATGCAAAAGTAAGTATTCATGGGTTCACCGAGTTTAACGACCCTAGGGGTGGGCGTGGCAAATTAACTATGAACCAGATTAAAGATATCGAAAAGCGTGATAAATTGGTTTATATAGAAGAAAACGATTATCAATCTGAAATCAAAAAGAATCGTAAGTATAAAAAACAAAAAGAAGATCAGAAAATTGAAAAAGTAATAGATCAAGGAATGAAAACATTAAAGCAAAAATGGGGATAGTATACGAAGCGTATTTTATAGAGGAAATTAATATATTGTTTTACAGTATCAATGACCGCTATATTTACATAAAACCGTATAGTGAAGAAATAGAAATGTTAGTTAATGATGGGGAAATTGAACAGGACTGCATTAATTTTAATTATAAGAATATGATTATGATTAACTGTAATTAAGAAAGGGATTTCCCTCGAATTCGAGGGAATACAAGAATGAAAGGAATAAATAATGTTTAATATTGTAGGGAATTTGATTGGTTCGGTCGTTGGAACGGTTGGGGATGTTGTTAAGAAAGATCAGGCTATTAAGGAAATAAAAGAAAAAGGGAAGCTAGACATTGCCCAGGCTAAAGTAAATTTAGATGTTGCTAAACTTAACGCACAAATCAAACAGCAAGAAACGCAAGCCGCTAATGACATGACATATGATATGCAAGTATTAAAGAATAGACGTGAATCTTTAATTGATGAATTTATCATTATTGGGTTTTTTATGATTATGATTTTAACATTTATTCCTGCGACACAAGCAACAATGGCAGCAGGTTGGGCAGCACTTAATGATACAGCGTGGTGGTTTGAGTTTGGAATTGTAGGTATACTTGTTTCAACTCTAGGCCTAAAAGATGTGTTAAGAATCTTTATTGGTGGTTCAATCGATAAGTTAAAAAAAAAACGATAAATGATAATGTAAACCGGTCGAAATCGACCCCTTTAGAGTTATCCGGAAATACCGGACAACTGAATCAGAAAAAACCTACAGAAGAACCGCTAACCAATATTACATTTACCGCAGACACAATAGACAATAAAACAGCTGTTGGCGTATTAGATTTAGGCATGACAGCAAGATTTAAGGCAATATCAGGCAAGTATGGCAAAGGGTATTTGCCAGAAGGGTTATACCATTTAACCAGTTGTTATGAATTAAAACCTATTAAAGGAAAAACTGATGCGTATATGGGCAAGTCTTTTCCATGGGTAGCCAAATTAGAGCCACAGTTTAAAACAAAGCGTACAGGGCTACTAATACACCCAGACGGCAATAAAGAAGGCACTAGGGGCTGTATTGGCATCGCTAAAAGGGAAGATGACATTGCTTGCTTCAACCAAATTCAAATGATGCTTAGAAACAGTATAGCCAATAAAGATATTAAGTATCTAACGGTACAAGTTAAGTATTCATAAGGGCTTTATAGTTTAGAGTAGTGAGCCTGCCTAGTATTCACAAATAATCATCCAAAAAAATCTATAGGAGCTTGAAATTAATAAAACAAGCGGTCGGCAGGCTGCGTGTGTGTTGTACATACTTATTATACCAAATATATTTATTGTATTACAAGGTTTGTTGTTCCCCCTATGTTTAGAATGTGCGATGAGGGGGAACGCTGATGAGATTACTAATTATATTATACACTATTTATAGGATTAATCAAAAGCATATGTTATAATAATTTTATTGACTCACTGATTCATTCAGTTTGTTGTTTTGGGTAGACGGTGGCTTTCTTTTCCAATTGAGCCACCGGCTATATAATATTCAATTGTTCGGAATTTCCGAATTACTTATTTTTTTTACCGTATCGCTCTACGATATTTTTTCCAATTTCTTTTAAACGTCTTACTTGATCGTAATTACTAGGAATAGGTGCATCCCATCTTTTAAATTGCATTGCTGCTGGCGTTTGCCTTCCCTTATCGTCTTTTAATGGTTGGCTTTGTGATAGAATTTGCTTTGCTTTTCTTAAAAGAAATCGGCCACGAGTAAGTTTACGGTCAGGCGAAGCATTAGAGACATCCCTAACAGGGCGAGCAACACTGCCACCTTGTCTATTATGTTCAGCCATATTGCGTGATGTTCTTTTATCATACGCTTTGTATCTTTTATCTTTATCCATCGTATCTCTTCACACTCTTTATTACATGCCACCTACGCCCGTTATAAAATCAGGTTCTACTTGCATTTGAGGCATAGCAGGCATTAATCCTATTGATTCCATAATAATGTTAATAGATTGCTTTTGCTGATCAACTGGTAATGCACCTATTAATTCAGTGATATCTTTTAAGCTCATATTTACGTTTTTAACGTTCTGAGCAAAGTTAGGTTCCGGTAATGGCATGTTTTGTAACTCGTCAGTTTCTTCTTTAATCTTATTAATG